ATTGTCTGTCTCGTTGGTATTTCTTAGCATCATAGTTTGCTTGAAGTTCAGTGAGTTTCGCTTGTACTGCATCATCAGTTGGTTTTTCTATATTTTTATCATACCATTCTAGAACGCCAGTTTTAGTAATTCCAAAACTTGCATCATTACCAACTAACGATATTACTGCATCGAATTTATCAGGATTCATGTTTGAATTTCTTGAATAGTTATAACACTATGCGAATTCGAGTTATTAACATTCAGCGTGCCACTGCCGTTATATTTAGCGAAGTGTAGTTTTACTTGATAGAGGTCTGTCGTTCCAGATGTTACTAAAACAGAAAACGGAATCCTTTGAATATGTACATCATCAAGACCCGTGTACACCAATGAAGTAGTATCGTCAACCAAATTTCCGTCTATATCGGCTGACGAGTAAATATCATCCGTACTAGCACCAACGGTTTTAGTCATTACTAACATATACCCAACATCCCCAGAAGCTGACGTGCGGACAGTGGCGTAACCAAATATAAATAATTTATTCGTGGACGAACTAGGAGTTATCGTAGCTGTTATATTTCCATAAGTAGGGCTAGAATATGTCGATGACGTAATGTTAGTCGCAGTTTCACCAAATTCATGAACAGTTTGTATTACATGCCCGGCAGGGAAACTCACCACACCACTTGATTCGGTAATAATAGGAGTTGATCCGTCTGACTCGTAAATTCCTCCTGCACTTGGCAGTATTATTTTAGCATCAGTATTATCTTCAAAATTAATATTTCCATCAGATTTAACACGCATTTGTGCCGTATTATTTGTACCAAAAACCAAATCATTACCTGAAGCACCCACTTGAACATACGGGAACGTGGACGAATCTAGGGTAGTGGTGTTATCAGCAAACCCCATATAGGAGCCTGAGTCCGTTGAATGCAAAGCAATTCCCACATTATCACCACCACTATTTACTGTTAATTTTGCAAGGTTAGATGTTTGTCCTATCCCAACTGCGTTATTGGTTGCATCGACTTTTAACGTATTAGTATCTACTGTCAAATCTGCATCAACTACTAATTCCCCTGTCATAGTATCACCAGTTCCTTTAACTGCATCTGCTAATATAAAACTGCGGTATACGTGTATCTCTACTATATCGTTTTCGACTGCATTAGATCCTAAAGTGACCAAAGTGTCTGATAGTGTGTAATCTGTTGTTTCTTTTAACAAAACCCCGTTTAAAAACACCTGCACTTCATCACTACCTGTATTTACAGAAACAGAGAATTCGTCCTCACCTGATGCCCCCACAGTAGTCACGTATTTAGTGATCTTACTGTTAGAGCTAGTCCCTTGTTTTCCTATGAAAGGCATTATACGTCCTGCTCCATATATGAAAGTACTATGTCAATATTCGCATTATCTGCATACACTTTTAGTAAATCTGCAGTGTTTAGTATATACTTTTGTCCGCTCATTATTTCTAAACTAGTTTCTTCTTCTATAGTCACATCCTTAATGATATAAACATCAGCATTAGTCGGTCCCCCTGTCTGTGTGGTATTAGAGCTTAAAATTACAGTAGCCTTAATGCTTTGAGTGTGCTTATTAGCAAGAAGCAAACTTAGTATTACCTCTGTTTTGGCACTAGCAACTGTAAGCAAAGTAGTGGGACTACCACTATCAGCAGAAACACCTGCTTTTGTGATTACTTTAAAGACGTTCGCCATTATCCTAACAACGGTAAAAAGATCATTCCTAATGCAATTGCAAGAGCTACAATATCACCTGTATCAGCTTTTGCATCCCACGTAGAAGCTGAAGCTATATAAGCATCCGCTACTGCTGTTCCTTGCCACGTTCCTGTGCCTATAGTTCCTACTGTAGTTACGTTAGTCGTGCCTGCCCACGTACTTAAAGCAGTGTCCTCGACAGAGGTTAATCCTACCTGTGCTTTTGTCACAGTGTGCGGATTAGAAGTGCTATCTGTGTGTGATGATAGACTGGAAGTAGTTGCCTTTGTTTCTACTGCAGTTTCTAAGTCTTGTAATGCACCTTTTACTGTGTCGCTATCACTTATAGTGGAACCCGTAAAAGTACCTAAACTATCTGAAGCATCTGTAACGCCCGAAAGTGTAATCAGGTGATCAACATCTAAACTTGCTTTTGTGGGGATAGCACTCGAATCAAGTTTAGCATCTATCTGTGTCTGCGCGTCAGACGATAAAGTACTGATATAACCAAACTCTGTATTACTAACTGAACCGTCATGAATTAAATCTGCATCAAGCCTATTACTCGAATCTATAGTCGGTTCCAAACCTGCTTCACTTGCAGTCTGATTAATAAACTTTGAAGAACTACTATCATACGCTAATACTTCGTTATCACCTGCGCTTGTGATAGTAATATCTAAAAGTTCATTTATTTCGTTTACAGTCGCAACCTGCGTGTCAACATATGCAGTAGTCGCAACCTTAGTAGAATTATTACTCGCAGACTGAGTATTCGCTAAACAATCAGTTAAGGTTTTGCTTGTTAATGTTTGAGTACTATCTAATAAAACTGAATCATCAAGGGTATCAAAATTCGCATTTAATTTCGCCCCCCACGTTCCTTTACTCGAACCTACTTCTGGCTTTGTTAAGCTTAGGTTTGTGGTTGCGCTATCCGCCATTATCCGCTATCCGCCAGTTTAAGTTGCAATTATATAATTAACACACAAAAAGGGCACAGCACGTTGCTGAAAAGTAAGCGTATCATTATCAAAACCACCGTTGGAGGTATCCGCAGAGGAGGTACTTGAGACAGTGGCATTACTAAAATTAATCGTATGCCCTCCGCTGGATTCCGAAGTATCACTAAGTACCGCTTCCCCGTACTCAACGAGGGTCTGCTTACCAGATGAATTATACCCCTGATTATCCGTTCTGCCGATAGTCGCATGAGTGTGGTCCGGCACAACTTGCGTCCCGGCAAAAACGTGAGTGTGAGCCGACTGAGCGTGTACGTGAGTCGGTAGATTATCTTCTACTATCTGATACGTTTCCTGTCCACCCCACTCCCCCAACTCTCTCGCTGTAAGAGGAGTACCAGAGGGGGCAGAAGATCCGTCTTCGTCTGAAGAAGCGTCCCCTGCTCCTGTGCCTGTCCCTATCGGGGTCCGTCCTCGAAAATCAGGGACATTAAAAGTAGAACCACTTACTGACCCAAAACTTGTGCCGATCACATCAAACAAATCATCATAAACAGTTCTAGAAACAGAAGAACCGTCACAAGGCAACCAGAAGTACCTAGTCGCACCTGCATAACTAATAGAACCTAGATTTTGTATTACAGAGGTTGAGACACTTGCGTACAGTTTAATTTCACCTGCAAGCTGTGTTAAACCCTGCCTTGTAAACTTTGGGATAGAGACTAAGTAAACGGTAGAACTAACGCTTGATTCGGTGGTAAAACCTGCGTCTGAGGAACCGTCTGCTTTTTTAAGGTCTAGTTCAGTATCAGATACGATATTATCAACTAAAAACTCACCGTAGTTTGCAGTGTTGCTTGAAGAGTTTGCGATATATATCCTGTCACCTGCGACATAACTATTAAACCCGTTAGTTGTGGATGTCGTTATGTTGTTGCCTGCGAAAGATAAAGTGTGGGTGACACCCTTCTGGTCTACCTTATCTACTTTGTTGTATGCTTGTGTGTCGAGTGTATCTAGGTCAGTGTTTATATGCGTACCCCACTGATCATTATCACCACCAACTTCAGGTTTTGTTAACCCGTAATTCGTTGTAAATGTATTAGCCATTATGCGACCTCAAAAGCTGTAAAATCAACTGATGCGTATAAGTTATCACCGTAGTCATCATCCCCGTAGTAAGTGCCTCCACCTATCAGTAACCCTGCCCACGTATTTGCTGGGTCAGATATCGTAGAATACGTATTAGTAGGTGCCGTTGGTTCCGTATATGTTCCTGCGGTAACTGTTTGTTTTGTGTAAGTATTGCTGGGGGCTGTTGCATTAGAATAACTCACTTCCAGCCACCGTAATCTAGATTAGCTGATGCCCTCATTACTAAAGTCCCCCCTTCAGTTTGTGACCGTTCATCACTTACCCTCAACTCTTCTATAGCCTTGCCAAGTAATGCCCCCCACGTACCCATTCTTTCATCATTCATAAGGTACGGTTCTGCCTGTACTAAAGTTCCGTAGAGGTATATATCTGGGTAGGAAGTTAACAACCAGTTAGAGGCGTTAGTATCACTTAATGCTGTTATAGTAGCGTAATAAACTATCTCTAAAGTTTGCGAAGCGTCTGGTGTAGGGATTAGCTCTATATTACTACCAGTAAGTGCGAAGTAGGCTGGTGTACCAGAGGTGGATATAGAGCTTTTAAGCTCATCAGCCTTCGTCATAGTAACCTGTTGTAACCGTTTAACAGGTGAAGTATTAAGCTGGATATTATGAAGCTCAAGCAGGTCTGAAGGAAGGGCCACGAACTGTTCAGCAACGCTTGAAGTTGCACGAGTAATCTGATTCCTAGTCCTAAGCACTCTGTTAAAACTAGACTCTGCTAATGCAATAAAATCAGGTATATTCGTGTCTAAATCTGAACGGTTAAGCCACGATCCTACAGCAGTTTGTAGCTCGCTATAGGTGCTTAATGCCACGTTTTAACTCTAGGCTGATGCTTTAGCTTTAGCGTTGCCGTTCTTTTTGCCTGCAACCCTCTGGGCGATTCTTGCCATTACTGCATAATCACCTTGAGATCCTGGCACTCGTTTTTTCCAGGCATTAAAAACAGACGCATCCACTCTTTTACCTGCAAGCAGGTTATCGATTTGTGCGTCAAGTTTCTCATTAAAATTACTCATTAAAATCTCCCTGTTGATAGTCTCAGAAGTGCGTTATGTGAATCGTTGTACCACTTTTTCCACCTAGATTTATCAGAAAACCAACCCTGCTTAATTGCATCACCCACCACACTCATAGGGACTTCTGCTATAGGCCTGTAAGCAGATTTCTTGTTAAGAGAAACGTGTTCTCTCATAGTGTGACATTTCTTTAGAAGAGGTTCTAAATCTTCATGCTCTGCAAAAGTAGTCCTGTCATTTTCGAAGATAACTTCTTTAACAA